GGCCGCGCGCAGACCCGGGAGTCGATGGCGATCTCCGCGTCCGCCGGGGTGGGCAGCCAGTTGATCACCAGCGGGTGTTCGAGCCCGGTGACGACTGTCGCGCCCTTGGCTGGCTCGATCTTGACCTCAGGCATGCTGACGGTCTCGCCGGTATGGTCGTACGCGAACAGCACCGCGTCGCCGCTGTAGAGCCCGCCGTTGAGCGCGAAGTATGGCGGCTGGAGGTCGACGAGCCCGTACTCGTAGACGTAGAGGCCGAGGCCGCTGAACACGGTGCCGAAGTCGACGCCGCGCTTGTATAGGTCGGGGTGGGCGTCGTGGGCGTCTGGCGCGTTGACGACGCGGACCTCCTGCTTGGTGGGGTCGACGATCAGGAATTTCATCGCGTTGGCTCCATGCGTTGCAGGACGTTGACGGCGGTGCGGCCGGGCTCGAAGTCCTCGGTCCAGACGGCGGTTTCGAGGCGCATCTTGTCTGGAACCTTGGGGCGAGGCTGCAGATGTTCGGCGAGGTGAGCGGGTTCCAGCCCGAACGCCTCCATGATCATGTCGACCGCCTCCGGCGATGGCATGCGGTCCCGCTGATCTACGGAGACCGAGAGGTGGTGATAGAGCCCGCTCGGCTGGCGCTCGTGGGTGTAGGTCACCTCGAAGCCGCGCGGCAGGAGGATGGTGAGCGAGCGGTTCTCCTGCCGGACCTTATCGGGATCGCCCTGCATCGCAGCCGCCGCGTCGATGACGCTGGTTGCGGCTCTGGCCTTAAGAGCGGAGATGGCCTGCCGCTCGGGCTCACCGATGATCAGGGCTCTCATTTGGCGAGCCCGACGGAGAAGCCTGCGACCACCTCTGGTTTGACGCCGTGGAAGGCGAGGTCTTTGCAGAGTTGCGAGATTGCGTTCCGAGCCGTGTCGGCCTGTAGGAATGCCTCGTAGACGATCTGGCCCTCGTGCCCGATGGCGCGCACGCGCCAGAGAGCGTCGATGTGGTCGTCGGTCGTGGTTGTTGTCATCACTCGCCTCCATCGTGGTCGTCTGGCGTCGCGCCGTCGCGCAGGTAGACCTCGCGCTGTAGCTGCGACGCAGTCGGCTGGGGCTCGTCAAGGAAGGCGTGGCAGTGGCCGCAGTAGCCCTCCTCGATGTCGCGCGGGTGGTAGCTGGTCCAGCCGCAACGGCCGCAGGTGATCGACGGCGGCTCGCCTGTGTCCTGCGGCTCTCTGGCCTTCCATGAATCGTAGCTCATGGGAGGCTCCCTCGCCGTTGGTGGCGGATGTCGCCTCTGATCTGGTCAAGAGCCCCGCTGCGGCTGCGTGGCGTGATGGACGCGTTCAGGCCGAAGTAATGGCCTTCCGGGGCCCTGACCACGAAGTGCAGGCTTTTCTGTCGTTGCCTGCACTCGACCTGTTCGCAGCCTTCGTTCTCGATGATGGCGCGAATCTCGCGGATGCGTTTGAGGATGCTCATGGCTCCTCGCTGACGTAGGTGATCCTGACGGCCCCGTGCATGAAGTTCGCCTGCTTGCTCTTGCTGCGGCGGACTCGGCCTGCGAGCCGCTTGGCTATGGCTTCCGGGTCAACGGTGATGTCGACCACGACGGCGGATGGAGTCCCGCGCCCGACGAGCTTGTTGCCTTCCCAGACATAGCTCTCGGGCACGATGACGGTCTGTCGGCTGGTGAGCATGGGGTTCACAGAGACATGCTGAGCGGCTCTTTCAGGGCGATTGCCTGATCGAGCAGCGCGATGAGTTCGGCGCGCTTCTTGACGTGGTATTTGAACCAGTCGTCGTCGCTGTCCTTGATCTCGCCGGGGTATTTGGCGCGCTCCTTGGCGAGGCTCTCGGCCACCTCGTCTCGATTGACGGGGTTCGCCTCCAGCATCGCCTTGAACTTGCGCATCTTGGTCACCGACATGTTGCCCGTCTTGGCGAGCATCGGCGTAATGTCGCGCCACCAAGACAGGCCGCCGCAGTGGCAGAGCGTCGTCGTGGCGTTGTAGCTGTCGCGGAAGTATCCCTCCGCGTACATCTTCTCGTAGGTCTCGGAGACGCGCTCCTGCGCCTCTTTGGCCTGTACGCTGCCGTTCGGGAAGGCGTCGCGCTCCTTCACGGCGGACTGGAACAGCGGCTCCCATTTCGCCTTGCAGCGGTCGTTGACGGATCGAAGATAAACGTCGGCTCCCATAGGTTTTGGCCCTTTCAAAAAGATGAATGGGGCGGGTCGCTTCAACGGCTTTCGCCTCCACGTTGCCCGCCTTACGCCACCACTACGGCGACCCCTCCGAGGTCCGGGGCTTTTCTTCGCGGCGATCACCCGCTTCCATCATGAGGGGGCCACCCTCACTAGCCGCCTATCAAGCGGCGCGTCCGTTTAGGCGGCCTGCTTCAGCTTCGCCATTTCCTCCGCGAGCACCCAGAGCGCCTTGTTGAGCTTGACGTCCTGATCGATGCCCTTGATCTGGCGGCTGGTGAACTGCCGCAGGCGGTTGTTGGCGTCGCGTCCCATCGCGTGGAGGCCGCCCTTGATCGCGTTCTCTTGGACGACGTTGAAGACGTTCCACAAGTTGGCGTCAGTGTCGGCCTGACGGCGCGGCAGGAGTAGCTGGTCCGCCGTGATGGCCGTTGTCACCTCGCCCTGCGCGTCGGCAAAGCGCAGTGCATGCGCCGCCTTTGCGAAGGCTTCGGCCTCTCCGCGAGCCAGCTTGAGTTGCGACCACTGATCGGGAGCGACCAGAGCTTTCTCGGCCTCGGTCAGCACGCGGAACGTCCCCTCGATCACCTTCGACTGGACGTCGCCGCTGTGGGCCACCTTCACCTCATCGATGGTCTCAGTCTTCGTGACCAAAGAGTTGGCGCAGACGATACGGAAGAGACCGGCCATGAGTGCGTAGGCGGCGGTGCCGTCGTTTGCGTTCTTGAGCAAAGCCTCGACCACGGTATCGCCCGACCGACGGACTTTGTCGTCGAGCTTGCGGAGGCGGATCAGGTGCTTGGTGAACGGGGCCCTACCCGGCTCGCGAGCGACCGCCTGTCGAGCGCCGACCGGAGCAAAGCCTTCCTGCACCAGCCCCCGAAGAATCTCGATGGTGGGGATGGCCCGGAAGCGTTCGGAGCGGCTCGCGTGTGGGTCGGTTGCGAAGACCGAAGGGGCGAGCGTGCGAAGCTCATCCTCGGTGAGCGCGCGGGCCGATCCGTCGAAGCGGGCGGTCTGGGTGTAGACCGTGTCGCCACGATTGATGTTGAAGCCCTCGCGGTTGAAAGCAAAGTGTCGTGTCATTTGATGTTGCCCTTTCTGATGATGCCGATCCTCTGATCGCATCGGGCTGCAGCCTGTCATGCAAGCTGCACGCCGATACGGTAGAGAAAGGTCGGGGCCGGGTATGCGTTGACCTCCTTCCCGGCCCCTATGGCCGCCCGCCACATGCGCTGAGCGGGCGGCCAATTTCATTTCAGCGGTCCCCATGCGGCTACAGCTTCCGAGCGCACGTCCGAGTCAGGACTTTCGCGCGGGTCTTCCTCGCGCGCCCCCACGGCGACCAGTCGTCCTTTCTCCCAGCGATAGTTCACCGCGCGGTCGGACTCGAAGGCTCGGCGGTTGTCCGCGCCGCGTTGACAGCCCATCCACCTGCCTTGCAGGTCGGCGGCGTAGGCGAGAGCCTCTTCCGGTGTTTCGAAGAAGAGGTCATTGCCCGTGAACCGGGTCTCGCCGATGCCCCGAACTTGCGGGTTGTAGCTCATGCTACCTCCTTCAAAAGTTCTTTGTTGGCGTTCCATCGCCCTGCCGGTCCATCATCCGTTGGTCTAGCGCCCGCAGGATGTACTCGAAGCCGCCCGCTAGGTCCGGCTGGACCGGCAGGGCGATGGAACGCGGAGGCAGAGAGAACGGCTTGGAACGGGCTCTCCCCATTCATGGTGTGGGCGGCGTATCGGTTGGGGCGCGGCCACGCGCGGCCTAACGTCTTCCGATCCTCGCCTAATCCCAAGCCGTTCTCTCTGCCTCCCTTTAAGGGGCCGGGGTCTCCCGGTCGGTGGCGTTGGTCCTTCGTCTAGGATGTCAGGTCAAAAGGCCGTTGCCACCAGCCGGGCCACCACTGGCCTCGCCACATAATCTAGCGCCGTGAGGCAGGATCAGCAAGAGGCCGGTGATAAAAAATCTGCGCGCTGAAGGCAGCTTTTGGTCTTGCGTCGCCCCCGGTCCCGGCCCTATATGGGCGGCATGAGAAAGACACTCGCCGACCGAATCAGCCAAATGACCGCCTCCGAATTTGCGGCGGACATCCGCGCCGTCTCGGCGAAGAGCCAGAGGTTCCAGCGGCCGAAGCCGGACCGGAGCTTCCCAAACGCCGAGGCTTGCCGCGAGTGGCTGGCCACCAATTTCAGGAGGGGCGAGTGAATCAGGCGCACATCGACTGGAGTCGGAATCTGTTCGAGACCATCCGCGACGGCGGCGCGTGGGGCATCCCGCGCTCGGGCCTGATCTTCACCAAGCGCGGCCGGACCTTCGAACTGACCGCCCGCATGCCGCACGACCCGGCGATGCCGATCACCGTGGATGAACTGCGCGAGCAGCAGGACCACGAGTTCGGCGAGGTCGCCAAGCACTTCAGGGCGGCCGGGATCGCGGTCGTGGACAAGACAGGGGGCGACGCGTGAACTGCCGAGCCTACCTCGAAATGCAGATCAAGGCGTTCGGCGTGCGCGCCCCTCTGCCGCGCTTCATGCTCGACCACGGGCGCTCGTTCGCCCACGACAAACTCACCTTCAAAGGCAGGCGCATGAGGGCCAAGAACTGCTTCGGCAACGCCACGACGCTGGCGATGCGCGATTCCTCGCTTGTCTACTGCGAGGGCTTCGTCAACGTGATCATCCCGATCCACCACGCGTGGTGCATCCGTCAGGACGGCGGGATTGTCGATCCGACGCTGAGCCTCAAGGGGATCGACGGCGACGAGCGTGAGATCGGCGACTATTTCGGCGTCCCGTTTCCGTTCGAGTTCGTCAGCGCGTTCGTGCTCAAGACCGGCACCTACGGGCTGCTCGACGGCATGAGTCGCCCGAGCATCGACCTGATCACCGGCAAGACGCCGTTCCCCGCACTTGGAGAAGCAGCATGATCACCACGCGCACCGAAGTCACCCAGTCGGTCGACGCCACGCGCGCCGCCCTACTTAAGCTCACGCCGGGGCAGGTCGAGGATGTCCGCGAGCGGGTCAGCCGCGAGTTGCTCGACTTCATCAAGAACGAGTGGATACCGAAGAGGCCCAAATGACCTACGACGACTGGAAGCTCGACAACGGCGATGACGAGCAAGCGCGGCGCATCCGCGCCAAGCGCATCGTGTGTGACGATTGCGACGAAGCCATCGCCACCCTCTGGGTCGAAGATTTCACCGGCTACGACCCCAAGGGCGGCGCTTGGCTCTGCGAGCGTTGCCATGAGCGTCGGCAAGATTATCCAGAGCCGGACCGCGAGTGGCCTCAGGCAAGGAACGAGTGAGATGGCCCAAACAACCCCTACCGTCCACCTCAACGGCACCTCGGGCGACGCGCTCCTGCGCGCCTGCATCGACGCCGCTATGGCCCTCACGAAGGCCCGTGACGCCCTGTGCGAGACTGCGCCCCATGGCCGCGACTATTACGTCCAGAGCGATCCTGACGCACTCCAGAAGGCTCAGCGCGCCCATCAGGACCGGCTGACTCGGATCGAACAGATTCACGACGAGATCGAAGAGATCGGCATCGCCGTCAGCGAGCAGATCGACGCAAGGAGGAAGCCATGAATGTGTTTCTTACGCTTATGCTTTTTGGGCTTTTGGTGGCGCTCCTCTTTGTCCCGTGGCCAATCGTCCTGATCGGTCTGGTGGTCTGGATCGGGTTCCTGATCATGACCAGAGGACAGAACACCAAGGTCAACAACCGGGGGCAATCCCAATGAGGACGATCTTTGGCGAGCCGAGCGCTCACGACGTGAGCCAGATGGAGGCCACCATCTGGAAGGGCAATGGGAGCGTCTGCGCCCTGAAGCTACAACTGTCTGGCCACAACCAGATCGTCAGGGATTCGCGCGAGGGCGAGTTCACGATCTACGGCCCGCCTGAGATGCGGGAGAAGTTCGCGGCCGTGGCCGACTGCATCAACCAAATCTTCGGTGTGAAGCCGGACTTCGAGGAGGTGGCGTGATCGCTCGCCTCGCCCTCGCCGCTGTCCTGCTCGCGAGCATGCCAGCCACGAGCGCCGCCGCCTCGTGCCACCGCTATGCGGTGTGGCATTACCGGTTCCCGCAGCGGTGCTACGCCGCGCGCCCTGCGTCGGTTCGCCACATCGCATACGCGACAATTCCCCAAAAGCGAGAATTTGTGCAGGTGCAGCATCCGGCCGCCTCGCCGCCACTCGCCGACGATCACTCGTGGTATGTCGACATCACCAAGATGCCGCCGCTCGACGACGCCATCGGCCGCGCGCTCGGGGTCGAAGAATTGAAGCGCAAGCTGGAGGGGCAATGACGGCCATGGCCGAGATGATCACCCTGTTCGACGGGAGCAAGGGTGGCCGCCGCAAGTGCGGCTCGTGCTCGCTCTGCTGCCGCCTGTTGGCCGTCCGGTCGCTCAACAAGCCCGCTGGCGTGCGCTGCACCTATCAGCGGCACAGTGACAAGGGCGACTGCTGCAAGGTCTACGCCAAGCTGGAGAGCGTCTCGCCCGAGTGCCGCCTGTGGTCGTGCCGCTGGGTGCTCGACGACGCTGGCGCAACCCGCAGGCCCGACCATGTCCATTACGTCATCGATTCGATGCCGGACTTCGTCCTCTTCGACCCGGAAGACGGCTCGACGCCTGCCAAGGTGCCGATTGTGCAGGTCTGGGTGGACCCGAAGCATCCTCACGCCCATCAAGACCCGGCGCTCAGGGCTTGGCTCGACGAGGGCAAGCACATCGCGCTGGTCCGCTACGATCAGGAGCGCGCATTTGTCTTGAGCCCTCCGAGCCGCTCGACCGATGGGCAATGGCACCAGAAGCACAACATGGTGCCGCTCCGGCGCACGCACAGCGCCCGGGAGGTGATCGCGGCGCTGGCCGAGGGCGGCTCGGCATGAGCACCAAGATTTTCCCCATGCGCCACTACAACCCGGACAAGTGCCGCGCTGTCGGGGGTCTGCCCGCGCCGCCGCCGCCGAAACATGAAGATCAGCAGATCATGCGCGAGCTTCTGGCCGAGCGGGCGGCGCTCTCGCTGGCCAAGCGGGCAGCGGCTGCTCAGCCCCGTGGACCGGCGAAGGAGCCGGTGCCGGTCTTCGTCTGGGCCTTCATACCAGAGCTTGTGATCGCCTACGATACGAAGATGAAGCGTGATGGCAGGCGCTCCTTCCCGTCTGCCACGCGCTCGGCGCTGAAGGCCGCTGCTGAGTTTCTCCGCCGGTTCCGCGCCCGCGAGGAGTGCGCCTGTGAGATTTGCAAGGCCGACATCACGGCTTACGCCCCGGACATGGTTCCTTATGGCATTTTTGTCTGTGCATCGCCCCGAGAGATCAAAGCCTCTGGGCTTTGTCTGCGATGCTCGGGCCCGGTGAGAGGGGTCGATCCGAAGGGCGAGACCAAGGACGGCGAGCCATGCGTGATCACGTTAGTGGAATGGATGACGCCGCCTCGGATGACGTTGCCGCGACCCAAGGATGATGCTGCGCCGCTGAAGGAGTGAGCGATGCCGTTTGGACCGGGCAAGTACGATGATGACGCCACTGCGATCCGCGAGAAGCTCAAGGCGAATGGAATCATCCTGATAATCTTGGGCGGCGACAAGGGAGAGGGGTTCTCGGCTCAACTGGACTTCGCAGCCACCATGGCGATGCCGGAAATCCTGCGGAGCGTCGCGGACCAGATCGAGGAAAGCAGTGGCCAAATCCCCCGACCCTGAGCTTGCGGAGTATCTCGCCAAGTGAGACGCGCTGTTCCGCGACATGACGCTTGAGCATGCGCTCAAGCTCTTTGCCGAGAGCCCGAACAGGAATGTCCGCTTGGCGCGGCCAGACGTGCCGCTCGCCGCCGCTGACCAAGCACTCATGAGGCCGCAGAACGAACGCGCGTGGGCGCTGGTGGCCAAGGTGAAGGGGCGCAGGCCAATGATCCGCCGGGTGGTGTGGGGGTTGCTGTTGGCCCGCACAGAGCGCCGCGAGGGCGAGATCATCCTGCCGGTTCGGATCGAGATTGTGGACGAGAGGCCGAGGCGATGATCGCGATCTTCAGCGCGCAGGACTACCACGCCCTCTGCGATATGCAGCGCAAGCTGCACAATCGAGAGTGGTCGATGAGCTTCGACGAGCAGCGCGACTTCGCCGAGAGCATGCGAATCCTGCTTGCGCGGGCGGAGCCGGTCGATGAACAGGCGTGGATAAGGCGTGAGCCAGCCTTGCCCAAACGGACGATCATCCCTTAAGCACAGCGGATGGATTGGCACGTCGTCGCGGTAGAGCCGTCATCGGAGGGCATGGTCAGCCGCAGGGCGGGTGAGCTTGGCATCGAGGCGTATGCGCCTAAGGGCACGAAGCTCGTACGCAGCCGCGTCAAGCGACGGTCAGGGTTCGAGGCGCGACCCTATCCAGCCATCCCCGGCTACGTGTTCGTCAGGGGCGGACAGCCATCGCAATATCGGCGCGAGTGGGAGCGGCCAGACACGGTCGCCCATTGTCTCGGGCTCTTGGGCGTCGACGGCCCTGAGCCGATACCCGGCGCTGTGGTGGAGGGGTTGCGCGAGCGCGAGCAACGCGGCGAGTTCAACGACGCCGCCAAGCTCGGGCGATACGTTGGGCCCCGGTGGATCAGGGCAGGGAAAGCCGTCAGGGTTGTCGAGGGGCCGCTGCGCGGATCGACCGGGCGGATATGGCGGATGACCCGGCAGAACATGCTGGCGATCTGGGTCTTGGTGATGGGGCGAGAGACATTGACCGAGGTGCCGGTGGACTGGGTAGCGAGGGTGAGGTGAGCAGGTACTTCGCTCCCCGCTGGCTGCGCAAGGGGGGTGGGATAATGGTCAGCGCCGGGGAGTTTCGCAATCGCATAGGTCAGGTGCGTCAGGTGAGGCGAGGCACGGTGACGGTTGCGATAAACGTCATGGGCCGCGATACGGTGGTTGATTTGCCGATTGGCTTTGTCGAGAAGCTGGCGGGTCGGGCCGTAGCCGCCAACTGGACAGACCGCCACCGCTGAAGTAAGTCAATAATTGAAGCGCGATTCGGTCGCCTTGCCCGAGGGGCCAAAGAAGCAGTGTCGACTTTTTGACAGCCTCTTTGGAATTGAGACCGCCCCCTGCGGACAGCAGCGTAAGCGTTGGCTAATCGAGATGAGCACTATCGCCTGCCCCTACGCCAAGTCCGACATGACCCCGTGCGTGCGCCGCGACGGCGACATCTGCTGGGCGATGAACTGGCGGCATGAACCGATTTGCGTCGGCTGCGAGCGGTCGCCGGAAACTCTTGGCCTGCCCCGGCCCGCCGACTGGGAGAAGACCGTCGCGGAGTACGAGGCGGAAGACAGGGACAGGCGCGGGAAGCGCTGATGGCCAAGCCCACCATTCTCGTCGTGATGCGCCTGATCGATATGGGCTTCGTCCATGAGCAGCAGGTCAACACCTACCACTGCGCGCGGTGCAAGCAGCAGGTCGGCATCTATCCATCCGGCCAGAAGGCGCTGCGCAAGTTCCCGGGGCTGGAGATCATCTGCATTTACTGCGCGTCGGGCGACCGGATGGCGGAGGGCGACGAGGTTCAACCAGCGTCTGACTTGAGCGAGATCACGCAGGAGATGCGCGACAGCAAGGCGGTGACGGGGCAGTAAAGGGGATTCCCATGAGCGTCAACGAGCACATGCGCCTGAGCGACGAAGGCTACAAGGTGCTCCACGAACGCGAGGGGCTGAAGCTCAAAGCCTATCAGGACAGCGTCCGGGTCTGGACGATTGGACTCGGTCACACATCGGCTGCTGGTCCTCCCAAGGTCACCCCGGGCATGACGATCACGGCCGAGCGGGCTGAGGAAATTTTCAGGACCGACGCTCAGACGTTCCGCAAGGAGGTGATCGGCTTGGTCACCGTGCCGGTGAATCAGCACCAGTTCGACGCTCTGTCCAGCTTCGTCTTCAACATCGGGTCGAGCGGCTTCAAACGCTCGACGGTGCTCAAGCGGCTCAACGCCAAGGACTACGCTGGTGCGGCGGAGGCGATGCTGATGTGGAACAAGCCGCCCGAGATCATGAGCCGCAGGCGCGGCGAGTACCTCCAGTTCAAGGACGGTCGCTATGAGGCGAGGGTCGTGTGACCCTTGGCGGGACCGCCAACGCCACCGTCGATGCGCTCAAAGGACAGCCCCTGCTTCTGGTGGTCGTCATCCTTAACGTCTTGATGTTATTCATGGTTGGCTATGCTGTTCGAACGGCTCAAGAGAACACCCACGTCATCCTGAAGCTGGCTCTTGAGAAGTGTGGACCAACCCAGCCGCAATGAGGTAGAAACGGTCCATGACCGACGAAGCGCCCGAGCCCATCCTGCAGTTCTTCGCCTACGATCATTTGCGCGAGGACTTGAAGGAAGTGTCACGGCACTTCTGTGACTTGGCTAGCACCATAATGGCCCTGCTTCCGCGCAACCCGGAGCGCACGGTGGCACTGCGCAAGCTCTTGGAAGCCAAGGACGCCGCTGTCAGGGCGAAGTTGTTCCATGAACAAGCGCAAGGCGAAGATCATCCATCCGATCGCCGACTGGGACTGCGATAATCCGCCAAACGTAAACGGAAACACAAAGTGGCGAAGAGACCTCGTGGCAAGCCCTTCGCCAAGGGCAACAAGATTTCCCCCGGCAGGCCGCCCAAGAGCGCCAACCTGCCGCCGTCCGAGGCTACGCGCAACCGGATCACTGTCCATGAAGTCCGCCAGATGGCCCGTGGCGAGGGAACGGCGAACATCAAGTTCCTGATCAAGGTCAGGGACGATGAGGCTGCGCCCCTCGCCGTGCGCGTCATGGCTACCAATTGCTTGTTGGATCGCGGCTTTGGACGTCCAGCCCAGCAGGTCGCTGTCGACATCACCACCGAGCACACCATCCATGTCACAAGGGACGACATCGTCGAAAGAATCCGTGGCCGAATCGCTCTCATCCGCGAGCGACGAGCAGATATTGAGTTACCTGAAGTCAAGCGAGTTCAGTGACGACGACGTAGACGCGCTGCAATGGGACTGGAGCTTTTGGGGCAGGCCGTCCCAGCAGCTTCCCCCGGGTAATTGGTTTGTGTGGCTGCTGCTGGCAGGTCGTGGCTTCGGCAAGAACCGTACTGCTGTCGAGTGCATCGCGAGACTGCTGCGTGGCCCGAGTCCGCTCATCGCTTCCCCGGGCGCACCGAGTCTCATGACGGTGGTGGCGGATAACGGCGACGATCTGAGACGGTTCTCGATCATGGGACCGTCGGGATTCCTCAACGTGGGGCCGCCCGATTTCCGTCCCAACTACAGTCCCGGCTACAAGGAGTTGCGCTGGTCCAACGGGGCGCGAGCCTTGCTGTTCTCGGCCGAAGACCCGGACTCTCTGCGTGGCGCGTCGGGCGATCTCTTCTGGGCCGACGAGCTTGCCAAGTACAAGCGGGCGCAGGACTGCTGGGACAATATGCTGCTCGGCATGCGGGAGGGCTTCAATCCGCGTGGGATTGTGACCACCACGCCTCGGCCGATCTCGTTGATCAAGCGGCTCATTCGAGACCCGGGCACCCATGTGACCGTTGGCTCGACCTGGGAGAACGCCAGCAACATCCCGAAGCGCTATTACGAGAGGGTGATCAGGCCGCTTGAGGGCACGAGGCTCGGCAGGCAGGAGATCGACGCCGAGGTCATCGAGGACTTGCAGGGCGCGCTGTGGACTCGATTGATGGTTGACGACGCAAGGGCGAGTTTTGTCTCACCGTTGCCCGACATGCAGAGGATTGTGGTCGCGGTCGATCCCAGCGGCGCGCGGGACATGAGCGAGCGGGCGTCGAGCCACATCGGGATCGTGGTGTGCGGCAAGGGCGTGGATGGTCGCGGCTACGTGCTGGCCGACCGCTCGTGCAAGCTGCCGCCCGGCCAGTGGGCGCGGCGCGCGATTGACGCCTACAACGAGTTTCGGGCGGACCGCCTTGTGGCGGAACGCAATTTCGGCGGCGCGATGGTTGAGGCGACGATCAAGTCAGCCCGGCGCAACGACGAGTGGGTAAGCTACGAGGAGGTGGTGGCGTCGCGTGGCAAGGTGCAGCGGGCCGAGCCGATAGCGGCCTTGTACGAGCGCGGGCTGGTCAGCCACGCGGCTGGACTCGAATTGCTTGAGGATCAGATGTGCCAGATGGGCAGCGACGGCTACGCTGGCGAGGGTTCGCCGGACCGGGTCGATGCGATGGTGTGGGCGATGTCCAGCCTCATGACCAAGTCGACCTACGACGCGACCCTGTCGTGGGTTGGCTGAAGGCTTCGAGGGCGTCGTCGATGCGGGCGCGGATCGCCACCTGATCGCTGGCTGTGGTCAGCCAGCCCAAGCGGAACCACTCATTGACCGCAGCGGCGAGCGTATCTGCGTGCTCGCGCTCCAGCGTCAGCCGCCCGGCGAACGCTCCGGCGAGCCAGAACCGCACATCGTCAGGGATCACGCCGGGTTTGATGTGGTCGAGAAGCTCCCACGCCGCGTCGGTGGCCCAGTGCGCGCCCGGCGCGTAGGAGGTCGGATAGCGGTGCTCGTCAGTCATCAGAACGCTCTCCAGAGTGCGACGCCAAGCAGGACGATGGCGAACGCGATCAGGGCGGTCCCGCCGAGCAGGGCGAGGGCGAAGGAGATCAGGGCGACCCGGTCCGTATTGATTTGGAACAGCGGCTTTGGCGGCGGGTCGCGGTCAGGTTTGGGGGCGTGTTTCATCATGTTCGTCCACCAGCACATAGCTCTCGAACAGGTCCGCTAGAGCGTTGCGCACCTTGTAGCTTAAAACGCGATGAGGCATCCTCATGATGCGGACCAGCGGCCCGGTTTCGCCTGTGTCTTCGGCGTGCTTGATTGCGTCGAGCCAGTCTTGTTCTGTCGTGTCTTCGGTCATGCCTTGCGTCCTCGTCGATACCACTCGGACCGCGATATGCCAGCGGCTTCCCATGGTTCGCCGACCTTCTTGGGCCTGCCGCGCTTAGAAGAATGCCTCGCCGCCTCGTATTTTGAAGCAGCGGGTGCAGAGCCTTTCGCCGACTTTGACGATGCCGCCCCAGCTATTGGCGGTTTTGCCCGAGTAGCCGATGAACGCGTCGCCGCCGCAAGCGGTGCATGGGTAACGGTAGCGGCTTCCGCTGCCTGCGATGCTCGGGCCTTCCTCTCGGTCTTGCTCGCTCGCTCCACCTTTTCCGTGGCGTACCGGATGCCGCCTATCGGGCGCATCATCTGCAGTTGGGCGAGCTTGCTTCCCGGCTTTGGGGGATCGCTGGCGGGGTGGTCGATCATTGGGCACCTTGGGACAGAATCCTTGGGACAGAAGTCTGGGACAGAAGTCGGCTTGGGACAGAATGGGGGAAAAGTCAAATGCCGGTGACGCCTGATCTGCCTCCGCCGCTCATGGGCATGGTGACCCACGCCGACCATGGCGAGGACGTGATCGTCAAGGTGCTCTTCGACATGCTTCGGGTGGAGAAGCCGAGCTATCTGGATATCGGCGCGTTCGACCCGTTCATCATCTCGAACACGGCGCTGCTGTACGCACGGGGCTCGCGCGGGATCAACGTCGAGCCCAACCCGAAGTTGTTTGGGCCGTTCTTGAAGCACCGGCCCGGCGACATAAACCTCAATTGCGCGGTTGGGACCGAGCGGCTCCCGGCGCGCACGCTCTACATCGGCGAGAACCCGGGGCTGGCGAGCTTCCACCGCGAGCACGCTGGCGACGTGGTGAAGGAACAGATCGAGGTTCCGACGTGGACGGTGACCGACATCTTGGTCGGCCATCGCGGCGGCGCGTGGCCTGATCTTCTGAGCATCGACATCGAGGGTGAGGACAGTGTGGTCCTTAGCCATTGCCTGCCTGCCGAGGGCGACCGGCCGACGGTGGTGGTGGTCGAGTGGCTCAGGACGACCGAGGACACTTCGGCCGAGTGGCTCAAGCTGATGCCGTCCCGCCGCTACGCGCTGGCGTTCCGCACCCGGTCCAACATGATCTGGGTGAAGGAGACCGGATGAACGATTTCATGTTCGGCGCATACCAGCCTCTGCCCGGCCGTCATCCTGCGCGGATGTACGGCAAGGACAGCCTGCGCAATTTCGTCACCGGGCTCGGGACGCAGAAAGACCCGCGCACCTCGTCGTACTGGTATCTGAACGTCCTCGACCGCAACGTGTTGGAGAACGCCTATCGCTCCGACTGGCTGGCGCGGCGGCTGGTTGATCTGCCCGCATACGATTCCACGCGCGAGTGGCGGTCGTGGCAGGCCGACCAGAAGCAGATTCAGTCGATTGACCGCTTGGAGAAGAAGCTCTTTCTGCGCCACAAGACGATGGAGGCGATCACGAGGGCGCGGCTTTACGGCGGCGCGGCGCTGGTCATGGGGGTGGACGTCGGCGAGCCCGAGGACGAGCTTGACCCCGACGACGTCGGCAAGGGCGATCTTCAGTTCATCGTGGTGCTCAATCGCTATGAATTGAGCGCCGGGCCGCGCATCTACAACGTGTCGTCGCCCTACTACACGCGGCCTGAATATTACATGGTCTCGACCCCCATGTTTGGGTTCTTCGGCGAGAAGGGCGATTCCTATCCGACGCTCGGGTCGCAGCAGGACTTGGTCAAGCCGCTGATCCCGCCGAACGGCCGCACGCCGTTGCTGCCTGATCCCGGTCGGCAGGTCACGCCGAGCTACGGGATGATTCGCTTGCACCCCAGCCGGGTCATTGAGTTCTCCGGCAACCCCCTCCCTGACTGGAGACTCGCCCCGATGGGCGGCGGCTGGGGTGACTCTGTCCTGCAGACGATTGATGACAGTCTGCGGGACTTCGCGATGATCATGGGCGGCTTGGCCAGCATGGTTAACGACATGAAGATGGATGTCGTGAGCGTCCCCGAGCTTAGCCGCCATCTGTCGACCAACGACATGACGCAGAAGTTCGTGGAGCGTTGGTCGCTGGCCAATCAGATGAAGTCGACCGTCAACACGTTGATGATCGACAAGGAGGAGAAGTGGGAGCGGATCAACACCAGCTTCGGTTCGACGCCTGATCTGATCCGGGTGGCGATGCAGGTGGCGTGCGCGGCTGGCGGGGTGCCGATGTCGCGCATCATGGGGCAAGCGCCGAACAAGGGCTTGGGCACCGAGGCCGGGAACGAGACCGATCTCAGGTATTACTACGACGATCTGCAGAGCCTGCAGCACAGCGACTATCGGCGGATCATGTACATGCTCGACCGCGTGATCGTGGCGAGCGCGACCGGGAAGAACGACGAGGACGTCGACCACGAGTGGAATCCGCTGTTCAAGGAGAACCCGGCGGAGACGGCGCAGGTTGCGTTGCAGAAGGCTCAGACGACCCAGATTTACGTCAACTCGGGGCTGATCAACGAGGATGCGCTGCGCGATGGCGTGGTGAGCCAGTTGACCGAGGACAAGACCTATCCCGCGCTGGAGACTGCGATTGAGGAGTACGGGGCGGAGCCCGAGGAGCCGCCCGCGCCGCCGCAGCAGATGCTGCCGACGCCTCCTCCGGGGATGCTCAACAAGGGCCAGTTCGACCCGAATCCTTTCCACATGCTTCGGGCTCAGGCGCAGTCGAAGGCAGGGCAGCCGATCCGTGTGCCGCCCAATCCGCCGCGCAGGCCGGGCATCCCAGCGCCGCAGCAGCCGCAGCCTGCGAAGGATGCGGGCTATGATCCCAACGAGCCGCGAGAGCACGGGAAGTGGACGACAGAGGGCGGTGAAGGCGGAGGGGCTGCGCCAGCGGCAGGCAATTACGGTCTCGTTCCCGGCGACGCCGAGAAGTTCCATGCGCTGAAGGACGAGTGGGCGCGGGTCAACAACGATCTCCTCAGCGAGGTCGATACGCCGGACTCGCCGAAGGCCAAGACGGCGCTCAGGCAGCTTGAGGGGCTGGCGCAGCAGATGCATGTGTTGCACGCCGATCCGGGCACGTCTGAGGGCATCGGGCTTCCGGGCGGGCCGCGTGACGTGACGGTGGTTGGGGCTGGCCCCGGCGGGCTTGAGGCCAGCATCATGGGCGGCACCGAGGGCTTGGACACACTGGTGATCGAGGCCAATGCGACGGCGGGCGGGCAGGCAAAATACTCGTCGCGCATAGAGAATTTCCCCGGCTTCCCGATTGGCGTGACGGGCGAGCATCTGACGCAGGACATGATGGAGCAGGCGGAGCGCGTCGGGGCGGAACTGAAGCTCGGCGACCGGGTGACGGGCATGACGGTCGATCCGGGGACGGGCATGAAGCATCTGAAGCTCAGCGACGGCTCGACGATTGACAGCCGCACGGTGATCTTGGCGGGCGGGATCGAGTTTCGTCACATGGCGTTTCCCGGCTCTGATGGGCCCGGCGTGGTGATTGGCGACGGCAAGGCGCTGACGAAGGCTGCCGACGGCGGCGACGTGGTGGTGGTTGGCGGCTCGAATGGCGCGGCGCAGGCGGCGCTCGGCGCGGCGACGCGGGCGAACCATGTGACGGTGTTGTCGCGCTCGGCGCTTGAGAA